CGAATGCGTTCGCTGTAGAATCACCCAGTGCTTCTGCTTCAGCAGTAGTCATACCACCGCCAAGACCGAAGGCATCATCAACATCGTCGGCATTCGCGTCTGTGCCTGGAAGTGAAGATGAGTCGCCGGCGTGTGTGCCGTTTTTAGCAGTTGCAGTACCAGCGTTGAACGAAGAAGATGACCAATCGGTGTCAGCTTCGTTGAACAGTGCTTCTGCACCAGTTTGTGAACCGTAGCGTGATTTCATTGCGAAGATCAAGCCAGTTGGGCCTGACATTGGCTGAACAGCTGCGATGTCGTATGCGATCAAGTTTGGCATCGCACGACGAACCAATGAGATCAGAATTGGATCCCAGTTGTCAATCGCTGCACCAGTTGCGTTTGTAGGTGCTGCTTCTGACAGGTTGAAAGACTGCTGTTGACGCTCTTCTACCAAAGCGCGTTCAGTGTTTTCAAGAAGCTGTGCAGTTACTGACTTACGGAAGCCGTCCTTGAATTCAGGCGCGTCAGCAGATTCCAGAACTGGCTGCCACTTGCCCATGATTTTTTCTGCGTTGAACATTATTTGTTCTCCTATAGAATTTAGATTTACTTAACTTTGAGGGCGTTCAGATAGCGCTGCATCATTGGAGAAACCTGAACTTCTTCAGTAATTTCTTCCGCAACGGTTTCTTCACGTGTTTGTGGTGCTGTCTTGAAGTATGATTCTTTAATGGTTGCAACTTTCTTAGTGAAAGATTCTGCATCATCAAAGTCGACACCTTCAGTCAAAGACTTAAGCTTTTCAGCTTGTGCCTCAGAAAGATCAGCGGATGACTCACGGATGATAGCGTCGCGCTTAAGAACCTTTAAAGATTCTGCAAGCTTAACGTTTGCATCAATATGAGTGTTAACTTGCTCTTCCAACTCATCAACTTTCGCTGCGAGATCGTCAACCAAATTAGCCTTACCTTCTGGAACTTCAATGTAGTGCTCTGTGAACACTGCGTGAAGCTGTGACATAAAGCTTTCAGCAATCTCGGTACGAAGACCGGTTTCTACTGCAATCTTATTGTCTTCCATCCACTGTTCTACAACGTAGTTCAGGTAGCCATCAACCTTTTCGACGAGATCAGATTGAATACGTGCAGTTTCTTCTGCAAGCTCTTCACGATACTGTTCTTCCAAGCGCTCAACGTGCTCGGTCAGTTTGGACTTAAGTGCAGCTTCAAAAATTACAGCTGCTTTACCCTTAAAGCCCTCAGAAAGAGTTGCTTCTGATTCTACTAGCGCATCCAGGTCTTCATCAAAATTAGATTCGACAATTGCATCGGCATCTTCTTCAAATGTGTCTTCACACATTGCTTCGTATGCTTTTTGCATGTCGTTCTTTTTCATTTTTGCCATTTTGTCGTAGGCAGCCTGAAGAATTGCAGCTTTTGTTTTAGGCATAGCTTCTGCGTTCGAGTTATCACCCTTACGCTTTGGTTGTGCCTTTGTGACAGCTGCAGCCGCATCTACTGATGCAACTGAATCTGTCTCTGCAGTTTCAGGATCGTGCCCTTCCGCCAGTTCCTCGTCAGAAACTTCAACGTCTTCAACGAGTTCATCCTGGAGGTCAATGTCATTGATTTCTTTATCTGACATGTAATACTCTCCTAACGAGTTAAAGTTTTGAGAGGAAATCTTTAAAGACTTTCATCTGTGCTTCCGCAAGGCGGTTAGATGGAGTCTTCTTGATCTCAGTCTCTAATTGTTCAATTTCTTGTGGTTTAAGGATTCCGTTTTCCCAAATCCATTCAACCCCTTCCATAATTCCGTTGACAAATGCCTCCGGAGCAGAAGGATCTTGGACGATATCAACTGTTGCAAGTTGGAAATCTTTTCCAACATAGTTAACACCACCCTTTGATACAAGACTACCCATACCACGACTTGAGACACCTAGCTGAACGCCACCATCCATCAAACCTTCAACGATTCGACCCATAGGAGTGTTCAGTATCTGTGCCTTACCCACAACATTACTTCCTTCCCAACGAAGTTCCGTAATCTTATGAGATACTTTATCCAAATTGATGGTAGGACCTTCTGGGTGATTCAATTCGCCCACGGCTCTACCTTTGGAAACCTGTTCTGTCACATATTTATTCACGGCCTGTTCCATAACGGTACGTGGATAAATGCGACCATTTCGATTCTTAGAGTCGGCTTGCATGAAGATACCTTCGATGACATAGCGACGCTTGCCATCTTTCTCTTCTGTAATATAGTTGAGTTCGGACTCAACGTATTCTGAAATAAGCTTCATGCCTTACTTTCCCATAAGATCTGTAAATTCTTTTACCGCCTTTTCAGCCTCTTTCTGAGACTTAAAAACGTCTAGTTGTTCACCATCGACATACGCAATAAAGAGTTTTCCCTTCTGCGTAATCACAGCGTCATACTTTTGTTTATTCCCAACCTTAAAGGTCTTTAGTTCTTTTTCACCACGTGGAGCCTTAAATGCTGCTTCACTCAGCGCTGTCGTCTGAAATTGCTTGAACGTCAGCATCTAAATCGTCTCCTAAACTTTCGTCTTCGTAGGTTTCTTTGTTATCAAATGATTGAGCGATTTGTGTGCGCCTATCATCTAGGGCCATATTAATCTTATTGCTCATCAAATTATTAAAAACATCTTGCGCGTCGGATTTATTACCAGAATTAAGTGCATTAATTAAATCTGAAGTATCAGTCATTTTTTCACCTCACGGAAATATTTATACATTTTTATATTTTAAAGATCTTCATCGTCGTCTTCGTCTGGACCTTCTTTGTCAATCTGAGAATCAATTTCTTTAATCTCGTTATCGTCCATATTAAGCACGTTTTTGCGGATCCACTCTTTAGAGAAGTACTTACCTGTGTATTCGTCAATCTCTCTCAGAGTACCAAGTCTTTCTCTAATTAATTCAGCGTTTTTAAGCTCAGCAAAATGTGTATCTTGTAAGAAGTCAACGTTAATATCTTGCTGAATCTCTTTCCATTCCTCTTCTGTAAACACGCCTTTTAGGATAAGCTGTGTTTTCAGTAGGTCAATAAACAACCAAGAAAACTTCTTGCGAAGTCTATTAATAAACTTCTGGAATTTAAGTTCGTCCCTAGTAATTTCAGATGAACGACCAAGGGTAAACTGAGCTTCCTGCTCTAACCTATTAACTGGAACGTTCAGCGACTTATACAACTTTTTCTGAAAGTATATAATGTCATCGATCTGACCTAGGTTTTCACCACCTGGCAATGTAGAGATCTCGGTACCACGGCCGCCTTCACGACGTGGAAGCCAGAAGTCTTCCATCATTGACTGATGTTTACGATCATCTTTTACTTCACCAGTTTGCGCATCATACACAATCTTGTTACGGTATTTAGCCATAACGTTACGCAAGTATTCTTCGGCTTTACCCTTCGGAAGGTTACCAACATCAATATAGAAAATACGACGTTCAGGAGCACGTGCCATACGATAGATGACAAGCGAGTCTTCCATCATACGCAGCTGGTTAACCGGTTTCAATGCCTTATGCAAATATGATAAGACACGCTTTCTCGAAGGATCTAGAACGCCTGAAGTAACGTGCGTAATAGAATCTTTTGCAATTTTTAACCCTTGCTGGGATTTTGACATATTATTATCTTGGTAGACATAATAGTCATTAACACCCTTGATGAGCTTTTGGCCAGTTTGTGGATCTCTGGTTTCTTTGACTTCACGTACTTTTCTAATACGTGTTGAATCAATAGAACGAATCTCGATGATTCCACGCTTAGGATTCTTTTCATCAATGATTTTATGATAGAACAAGCGACCATCGATATACCAACGACGGAAAATATCGTTGCCATACCAGTTAAAGTTTAGAAGCTCAAGGACACTATCAAATTCATCTTTAATGATATTTTTAATTCTGTCAGGTTGATCCAGATCATCCAAGATTAGTGACACTGGTGCACCATCTTCATCTGAAACAACTGCTTCGTTAATGATATCTTCAATTGCGGCATCACATTCTGGATTCATTGCAATGTCACGGTATTTCATAATTAGGTCTTTTTCGGTTTTAGCGGAGCTTCCGTCTAAATCGATATACTGACCAAAGTAACCACCAGCATTAAGAACATAGCCAGTACCATCATCGCTTTCTGGAGCGACGAACGATACTTTTTTCTCATCTTCTTTTTCCTGGTTTTTGCGCTTAATCTCAAAACCGAATAAGTTGACGCCGTTATCTGCCATTTTTTTACCTCATAGAATCGGGGGAGATTAACTCTCCCCCTTCATCTTATATATCGCCGATTAGGAAGTCGTATTTGATTCCCAGTACTGAACCTGCAACTCAACCGTGAATTCTTCGATTTGGTTCTCAGAGTCGTACGACACTTCGATAGAAGAAAGGTTGGTTGGGAAAGTACCGCGGAAGTCATAACGCTTTACTACTTCACCAGCTTTATTTAACTGCTCTACAACCATGTCCGCTTGGTAATCAACCGGATTGACGAGACCAGTGTTATTGCGATGCTCATTGATTGAGTTCATCCAACGCTCGAAAGCATTACGAGTCACAAAATTTGCATCATTGATAATTGTCACTGTCCATGGTTCGAACGTACGGTCGCCAGCCAATTGAAGCTGACGGCCACGGAAAGGAACCATAATTGGAGCAATAACAGATGATGGAAGCTGTGCAGCTTTACACATGAAAGAAGCAAGCTCTACGTCGCCACCTGTACCACCTGGAAAGTTCAAAGTAGCTTTGAACAGGTTTGAACGTGCGCCGCCTCCAACAAGCTTTGCTTTAAAATCATCTACGCCTAGAATAGCCATTGTCTATCTCCTTATTGACCGATGATTTCTGAGAACTCAACGCCAGTACGTGTGGCAATGAAGTTCAAAGAAATAAAGTTAATAGAACGAGCAGGCTTGATGTAGATATCAGCAACGAACTGATTTGTGTCAATGATATTACCAGTGTTATTGGTCTCATCACATACGACATAGAAATCAGTCAGACCACGACGGCCCTGAACTTCTCTCAAGAACGGCTCTACCATGTTGCGGAACATCGCACGAGTGAACTCATCATTGAATTCAAACAACTGGTATTTAGCAGCAGTCGATACTGCTTTTTCCAATACGATGAACAAACGACGTACGTTGATACGATCGAATGCAGATGGTTTAGCTTGAGCAGTTTTATCACCAAACAGGATTGTACCTTCACCAGGGAAAGTAACAATCGGGTTAACACGTGACAAATAAAGCTCATCGCGATGCGCCTTAGTTGGGTTGTAGTTAACCTTTGTAACACCACGAAGCTGGCCGCGAGTGTAACCTGCAGGTGAGAACCATGCATCAGCAACATTATCAGTATTAGCACACAAACCGGCAACCGAAGAGGATGATGGAATGCTGATATACTGGTCATTGTATTTATCGTAGATACGGATCGATGTAGAATCGATAACTGCATACGATGTAGATGTCAGCGTATCAGCAAATGTGATAACGTCATCTTTTGGTGTCAGCGACGATGTTGTTAAAGTAACAGGAGGAGAAATAAACGCAATGCAATCTTTACGTGATTCTGCGATGTTGATCAGATAGTTACCGATAGTTGTACCGTTGCCTTCAGTAATTGAAGGAGCAATCAGCAATGAAACATCGATAGTTTCTGCATCTGAGAAGTGATCGTATGCCGCTTGAATTTCAGCAGTACCTAAAGTTCCGGAATCCACACCACCAGAAAGACTTTGTGAAGCAACAGTTGAACCGAGAGTGATAGTTGAACCACCCCAGACGTAACCTGATTTGCCGTTCACAACGTTTTTGTAGTAGTTAGAAGCACCATCATTTGTTTTTGCGCTAGCATTTGTAGACACAAAACCATGAGTTTCAAGAACTGTACCAGCAGTACCTGTCCATGCGCCATCCTTATCTGTAATGACGATGTGGAATTCGTCATCTGACAGACCTTGACCAGCTGCCCAATCAGAAGTACCTGGAGGAGCAACGAAGTAGCTCTTATACGCCCAACCAGCAAACTCAGCGTTGCTTGTTGAAACTGGGCAGACATGAACTTCAATTGAGTTGCCCAAAGTTCCTGGATATTTAGCGATCCAGTTACCTCTGTCAACGATTGCGCTGTAGGTATCACCAGCAGTAATAGCTGCGATAGCTGCAGTTGAAAGTGTTACGGTATTGCCGTTAATAGCAGTAACTGTAACACCAGCAGCAACACCAGTACCAACAACGGTATCACCAACAGTCAGACCAGTTGAGTCTGTGACTTCGAAGGTTGTATCGCCGATAGCAGCGTTAGCAGCAACGGTGTAAGTTCTTGTGCTTGAAAAAACTTGATTTGTGTAATCATCTTCATTCTTGATAACGATTACAGTTGTAGAGTCATCTGAGTTCGCATTACGCGCAGATGAATCGGTTCCGCGAACAACTTTAAGGTTGTTGCCGTACTTCAAGAAATATGCAGCAGTAAAGAAGTCAACAGCTGTAGTAGCAGTTGGTACTCCGAATACGGCAGCAAGGTTTTTCTCAGAAGTGATAGTAGTTGGCTCCTCGACCGGACCCCAAGTAAAGTTGCCGGCTACGGCCCCAACACTAGTAGATACGGCAGGAACAACGTTGGTCAGGTCGATTTCTCGGACCTGTACACCAGGTGAGACTTGGAATGCCATGTTTATCCCCTTGTTACATTAGACGAATTTATCATAATACGGTTGTTTTTCACTACTATTATTTATAAATAGCACGTTTTAGAACATGTCGGTTTGATAGGATGTCCATACGTCTCCGCCTTGAACTTCATATTCTTGCTCTGTCCCATCATCAACTATACCGAATGGCACCAGCTCATCTTCCATATGTTTAACCTGTTCGGCATACATCATACTCTTAATGTCAATGTCGGTAGTTTCAGCAAAGAAAGGAGTCGTTGTATACCAACCGAAAAGTACTAGGTTCATCATTAAGTCATCATGATTTCCATCTGATGCTTCATATGATGTACCTTTTGCCACAAAGGTTGACATTTCTATAATAGTATCCGGATCAACGATATCAAGTTTATGAGTTTCAATCAGGTCTTTTATGGTTGAACACCCAATACGCTTCACCTTTTTGTTCATTGTCACGCCAATAGAATTGGCTTTAATCATGGATTCAACGAATACGTTTTCATATTCTAAATCGTAATATAGGCCATTACATACCAACGAACCTTGATCATTTGACTCGATTATTACATATGCTTCATTGTAGGTTTTCGCATACTTATAGATAATGTCAGGGAAGAGCAATGGAGATATAGTATTATCTCGATAAACTGCGACTTGCTTAAAAGGTCTAGACGTTACATCGAGCACGTTAAACGTAGAATAATCCATTCCTCTTCCCTTCGCCACATCTACGAACATCAGATAAGAATGACCTTCTTCAGGTCCATTATAAACCTTAACATTGTTCTGAGTATAGATTGGCGAAGCTGCTTGTAAATTGAGCAAGATATCAGCGGATATGAGCGTATTACCTGTCCCGTGGAATGTGTTTCCAAATTCTTGCTGGAACTGTAGCTCGGACGTGTTAGATATGGTTTGTCTTTTCCATTCTTCATCACGTCCGGGCACGTCCCACCAGTCCACACGGAATGGCTTAAACTCATTAGTTCCCTGGACTGCACCCTCCCACAACTTATGATAGACGTTACCAAGACCATTGGCAGTTGATGTCACAATTACCCGCGATGATTTACCGGACGACACAACCGGATAAGTGGAAGTGTAAAATTCACCTGCGTTCTCGACAAATGCGAACTCGTCGAGGAATAGGAGATTGACAGACATACCTCGGATGGAGGATCCAGAAGTAGCGGCAGCGATAATGCGGCTATTATTAGAAAACTCAATGGTACCCTTATTTAACGTTTTACAGCCTGGTTGAAGAAAGAACGGAAGGTTTTCTAACATTAGGGTAATACGCGACAACATCTCACGCGCAGTTGCCCCCTTGTTTGCAAGTACAGCGATTGTTTTCTCGGGATTAAACAATGCGTACCACAAAAGATATGCTACTGATGATATTGACTTACCGGACTGTCGGCATGCCAAAACAATAGAAAACCGACTCGCTTCAAAGTGATCGAACATCTTCTC